CTCTATAAGCAGCTTCCCTGTCCTTCATCCTGTATTGAGGACCATACGCTATTCTAGCAGTATTATTTTGAAATGTAATAGACTTGGCATTCTTCTTAAATTCAGCCTTAGCCATAATCATCATGTCTCTTCTAACATCTTCTAATGTGCAACTCATAGTTATTTTTTAGATACAATCAGGTATATTATTAATATCTTCTTTAGTAATATTATTCTGTAGTAGCATATTGGTAATATCTTTACCTTGAACTTGTTCAGTAGTACTAACACTACTCTTATTAGCTTTAGTCATAGAATATTGTTTAATTTTGTTCTGACTAAATAAAGTTTCAGGCACAGTCATATTTATATTATATTCTACTACATGATTATGAATACCTAACTTATCAGTTAATTCATACTCAAAACCATGTTCACTTTTACCTACAAATTTATACAGATTATATTCACCATCTTGCTCGTGTGCAATAAATTTAACTGGTTCTTTACGATCCATTTCTTTGATAACAAAATCATCTGATTTAACTGTATCAGGGTTAACTGTAAAACCAATTATACGTTTACCTTGAGTGTTTCTAGTAGACACATTACTGAAATCATCTTTAACTCTAGGTACAAATGCAGCATTTCTATACATATTTCTATAGAATTGCTCTATAAAATTAGTTTGATCGCCATAGTCGTACATTCCAGGGCCTATTCTGTTATATAAATAGTCACTTAATGTATTACCATTAGAATCCCTTATAACGCTTAAATAAGCCTCTGTAGGTACTAAATGAGAGAACCCATTCGGACCGAAAGATAACCCCGCTGTAAAGTAGCTATATTTAATCAAGTCTAGTCCCAACTTATTAAGACTTTCATTAGTACTATTCAATAAGTCTAACCATGCATTCTGTACATCATTACGTTGGCTATCAGTAAAGCTACCAGTATTATCAAATACTAATCTATCTGTAGGATTATCATTATCAGCGGCTTCATATCTTAATCTCTTTAGTAAAGCGTTATCCTGTAGATCAGAATTATTATCAATAGTTTTAAATACTCTTAATGGTAAATCCATTATAATATCCTGTGCTTCAGATATATCAAAGAAGTCAAATCCTGATATTGTATAGGTCACTATATTATCATTAATAGTATTTAATTGCTTAGCACTTAATCTATTAAATTTATGGTTAGCTCTAATCTCTTGCTTAATACTATCAAAGAATTCATTCCGATATGGGAACATTTGGTTTAGTATAGTCTCAAGAGGTAGCTCAATGCCATATCTGTTAAAATAAGTCTCTAAGTTAGTATCAGTATCATTCTCAGTTACAAATTCTTCCACACCATCAATTAAGAATCGCTCATCTCTAATATCAGCTCTTGCATTCAGCATTACTTCAGCATCTGCTAATGTTGGACCCAAAGGTTTAGTATCAGCTTGTGTAGCCTGGATAAGCTTACCTAATGCCTTTGCAGAGGCCTTATAACTATTATAAGCTATAAGAACATTAGACTGTAATTCAGTATTAATATCAGTACTTCCAACTGCATCGAACATGTCTTGAGTATTCAAATTAGGTGTATCAGCATTTAAGTCTACATTCAGTGAGTTAGCTACATCTTTTATTACTGAATCTTCACTAATATCTTCAGTAGCAATTCTATTCTGAATGTGCTGAACTACTGGCTGATTTACAAAGCTAGAGGCGGTAGCGATATCATAACCTGTAGCTAGTATTAATGAAAATAAATCAGAGGTTTCTGTTGTATATCCAATATCAGAAGCTACAGGATCTTTTGCATTATCCATAACAGCAGCTTGTGGCTCTGCAAAATTCTTAGTAATAAGCTTATTAGGTACCTTTATTTCCTTTAAGGTCTTAGAGCCATCTTGTTTTGTTACGACCTCAAACTGAGTAACGGCTTTTTTCTGGCTGATAGACACCTCGGTTTTATAATCAAATCTAACAGGTTGCTTTAGTGACAAGTTAGCATTTTGTCTAAGGGCATGGTGTGCATTGTGTATAGAAGCAATACCTTTAAGTTGAGTACCTACCATATTTCGCTTAGCCATTACATCATTAGACATCATATCATATACATCTAATTCCTGACCTTCCGTAGCTGTTTTATCCCTAAATAAACCTGCTAAGTCTTTCAGGTAATCAAAACCACCAGGCGTTAGAATGCTAGGCAATGTGGCTGGATTTCTAAGAACCCCAAGCATTATATCAATCTTAGCATTATCTCTAGCTCCCTTGGATTGATCTGACCAAGGCTTTTCTAAATCATATTTATCTACCTCATACGTAGTACTAGTTACGTTCTCAGTAATTGTACTTGGTAAATATTTAATCTCATCATATAATTCTTGTTCACGAGAATCTAATTCTTCATTATTAGCAGCCTTGTTATATACAGTGCGTACTTGGCTGTTGCTTGTAATGTAGCCACGCTCACTAAGTTCTTTTACTATACCAGAATAATCAGACTCAGATTTACGCTTAAAAGACTTCATCATTACATACATCTTATCTACATCAAAGTCACTACCTGAGATAGTTGTGATTTCAGCAGGTAACATAATAGCTCCTCCAGATTCTAACGGTAAGAACCCTACTACTTTTAGAGGTAGCATAGAGTATTTATCCTCTGTAGGAATACGATATCCAATCATATCTAATAACTCAGGTGCTTTCTGCTCAACCTCGGTAAAGTTAATATTTCCATCTGAATCTACAAAATCTTTATAGAACTCTTTTGACCAAGCTGGTAATAATACTTCAGCATAATCTAAACCAGTATCTTTTATAATACCTTTAACAATTAAGTTTTTAAAATCTACCGTCTCTGGAAATAGTTCTGACGAATTAGGGTTATATTCTACTTCGGCTGTTTTAAGAATTTTATCAACAATTTCTTCTATAAGATCTCCTGAATCTCCTATCACAGTTAAAATAGATACTAAAATATCTTCATTATCTTTAGCAAAACTATACTCAGAGTCCGACATTCCATACTCAGATAGTATCTCGTTATCAAAATCTCTACCGTCTGATATAGTGCTATCTTCTTTACCTGTAAAAATTTCAGAAACCTCTATTAATTTTGAAGTATCAAAAATAATATCATTATATTCTACGGTTTTACTATAATACCGTAGATCCTCATCTTTAGCAGTGGTTTTATCTTTGAATACTAATTTGAGTTCTTTAGATAAGCCAAAACTACTAGCCTGTACAAATGAACCACCTGCAATCTTCTGCTTAGTAACTCTACTCTTAAATATGGATGTTAATAATTGTTGAGATACGTTAGCATATAATGGATGAAATAGAGGTAAATTAAGCCTATCGTTAGCTTCATCATATGTAATAGCTAATTCATACTGTTCACCTTTACCCCGATTCCTAGCTTCGTCTAGGAGTATATTATAAACTTTCTTCCAACTGATAGTACCATCTTCATTAGTTAATTCACTAGATGCCGATTCATAGCCCTCTATTAGATCCTGTAATATAATATCTTCATATATCTTACGAAGCTCTTCAGCCTTTTTGGAGATAACCTGATTACCATCTTTAGTAACTACATAATCAACGCCTTCAACCAAGTCGGACATTATCAACTTACGTATCTGACTACCAAATAAATTGTTGGAATCCCTAAAGTGTTCAGGTACTTCCTGCTGTATTCCTCTATCAGCAGTATTCATTTGAATAAGACTTTTAGAAGATAACTTATCAATAGTAGTAACCTTAGTTAGACCAGTTTTAACTGCTGATTCAAAGTTAGCTATACCTACATTTAGATCAGTCATTTTATTATAAAGATTAGCTAATGTAGGATTCTTATAAGAGCCATCATTATTAGTAGAAAGAGCCAATTGAGGTAACAGTAAAAATTCACTATTCTTGTGCTGCACGGGAACCATTCTCTTTAAGTTCTCATCATATACCTGAGTATACATAAAGGGTTTAATAGGCTGCATAACTAAAGCTATATCATTAGCAGTACCTAGCCCCTGTTCTAACCTCTTATAAGCTGATTGTAATTGATCATTCCATCTACCTAAGCCAATCATGGTTTTACGATACATAGGTAAAGTAATATACGCCTGTGCATCAGTTACATTTACCTCATTATATGAAGCTATAATTGCTTTACGCTGATCCTCTGTAATATACCCACTATCCTTAGATTGCTGTAGTGCCTTCTTAATAGCCTCCAAATTAGGTGCAGGTATTTTTTGATCTTTTAAATAAACAGTATTATAGGTAGTGCCCACTTTAATATCCTCACCAGTCTCTGGATCAATATAATAAGCAGATGTATCAGGTATATACTTAGGAGAGTAAATCTCCTTAGCTCTCTTAATGTAATCTACCATTCTATTACCTGTGCCTTTACCCCCTTTGTAGAAAGCAGGATCACCTATAGTCAATAATCCAAAGGATGCTCTCATTAAGTAATCATTATAATAGAACTCTTCTAAGAAACTATCCAACCCTTTAGATGATACCCTTGAATCTATTCTGCTATTTGTGTAATCTACATTGCCATTAATATCTTGTAATATTACTTTATTAGCAATAAGAGATTCCTTATATTTATCTACCTTATCATTAAGATAATTCTCAATAAGTTGTTTAGCTTTTTCAGGATTAGCTTTAGGACTACCTTTAAAGCCATTAAACATAGGCATTGCATGATAACCTGATTCAGTGGAAGAATTAATTTTATCACTGTAATTATTATAATTATCACCTTGATACTCTTGTAAAGCCTTAATCCTACGATATTCACCTTCAGCTAGTGATAATAAGTAATTAACAATCTCAGACTTTTGATAGCGCTTAAACCTAGTCATAATCATGTTAGGAGCATCAGATAATACAGGTGCTCTATAGAAACTATATTGCTTATTACCATTATTAAAGTACCCATTTAGACTCATTACCTGATAGTCAGCTTCTGACATATTAGGGTAGTCAGTTCTTTCTGAGCCTTCAACTAAACCATCAACTACATGTACCTGAAAAGCTTCACTCAGTTGCTGAGGTTCAGTTTGTAAGTTACCCATAGTTTGAAGTATAGGATTAGACTGAAATAACGGGTCTCTCAAGTAGCTATTTACAACATCTAATACTTTATTAGGATCTTGCAAATTAGATACTAATTTAGACAGGTAATTAGGTACTAAGTGTGAATATACAGTTTTACCTGATATATTTCTAAAAGACGATTCAAATAATGATGGTGTGGCTTTTTTAGCCAAAGTAGCCAATACTCTAATAGACTCTTTCTCTGAAACTCCAATACCAGCAGTTTCTTCAAAAGGATTCTTACCTTCCGCGAATCTATCAATAATCTTAGCTAACGATTTATCACCGTTTAAGACCTTTCTAAGGTAGTTATTGTCTAAAGCATACTGGAATACCTTAGGCTCTATTTTAAAGCCTAATTCCTCTGTTATATCGCTAATTTGAACTATATGATCACTAGTTAATTTACGAGCCTTTAATATCTCGTCAAACCTAGTCTTAATTTCACTAGCCTTATCAGTGTTTATGGTATATTCACCTTTACCTTTATTAGTAAGTACCTGACTATTTACAAGTACATTATTTTTCCACTTAGTAATGATGTTATTTACAACGCCTTTTTTATTAGCCTCAGTAACTACATAGTTATCTTTACGCTTAAGCACCATCAAGTACTTTTGATGAGTATTATGGAATGCATTGAAAAATTTAGCACCAAATTGACTATCACCATTGAGCTTATCTAAAATGATGTTATACTCTGGGTTAAAATAAGCAGCATCTTTAAGATACTGTTTCATCATATCTAAACTAGTAGAATCTGCAAGGTCTTGTAATAGAGTATTATATAGATCTTCATAATCTACATACCTATTTAAACCTATAGCATTAGCTGGTTTATCTGAAGGTATATATCTAAGAAATTTCTTAACCTCATAAGGGGTATTAGTTTTACGACTACGTTCTGTATAAGATGATTGCCAGTTTTCTACCTGACTAGCCTCCTCACCCTCTACAGATTCTTCCTCACGACCTGTTTCTGGTACATCAACAACCTTATTTAAAGATATTCTAATACCATTATTAGTATCGAAAGCTCTAATACTTTCATGTATGATACTACCTGGATTACCGTTTTCATCATAAAAGTAAGTTAATACCTCTGCTAGTTCATTCTTAACATCGTCAGAAGTATTTTCATTTTCATAAATATCAAGTAAATTATTATAAGCAATATCATATATACCTACAGGACCGTATTCTCTAGATAATTCAGACATTACTTCTACATCTGATAAATCAGCAAAGTTAACATCAGCTTCTCTTAAATTAGGTACAATATCTAATAGAATATGCTTATTAATACTTTCTACAATATCTTTTGTATAAGAGGAAGGCCAATCAGCTATCTTAGTTCTTTGAATATTAGCACCGAATGAGCCATAATCTATTTTAGCATTCTTATAGAAACCAGTGTTAATTCTAAAGAACATCTCATCTTTACCAGTAATATTATTAGTAAAGAATGATTTTATAGTTAACCACAGCTTCTTAAAGAAATCATTAACTTGTTTACCTAAAGTAATATCAGCTTGTTGTGAAGCTACATATTCTGCAAACTCATCTGCTAACTGTTCTTCAGTATACTTTTCCCCAAGTACTTGAGCACGTTGTTTGTCATTTAGGAATAAGTTAAATGCTGCGTGGAATGCTTCATGATATGCTGTACCTGTTGCTGCGTTTTTAGCAATATATACTGCTGCTTTATCGAATACACCCCATGCTTCTCTACCACCTGCTACAATCTCTTTAAGGTTATCTAGTACAGTAATAGGTACTTGTGGAAAATTCTTTTTAAACCAAGCAATCTCTTCAGCTTTATTCCACTTAACATAGGGTATATTTGGGTCTACAAGACGTGTTTTAGGCTTGTTCTGATTACGACGTACCTCTTCCATTAAGGAAGACTTGCCAGCCCCTGAAAGTGGATTATTACGACGTTTAAATTGTTTAGGTTTATCAGGCTTAACTTGTGCTTCCTTAGAGGTAGGCTGTGGAACCGCTTGACTACGTTTATTATTTGCTATAGATACTATATTCCTACGATCTCCATTATCTTCCGCCCACTTCATTATTTTATTAGAAGTAAGGGATATAATAGTATCTTTAGGTGTTACAATGTAAGAACTATTCTTATAGGGAATAATTACAGCCGAACTATTTAACGTCTCTAAATTACGTTCTGCTACAGATTTTTTAGCATTAGTACCTTCCAAAGTAGGATTATATATCTGTATAGTACCATTATTATTTCTTTTAGTAACTATATAAGTCTCCCCTTGATACTTAATATATCTACCTGTTTCAATATTAAGATTAGATATAGGCTGATTAACTGTTTCTTCACGCTGTTCTATAACATCTTGAGTAGCTGTAGAATCACTTATAGACTCTTTTACTGAAGGCTTAACCTGTCGCTTGCCTTGCTCCACAAACTCTTTAAATCCTTCTATATCTCGTTTAGAACCTAATATATGTACTTGATTCGGGTCAGGAACAACTATGTGTATATCTCCTTCATCATGAAGTCCCCCCCCCTCTGCTACATGAACTACAGAATCATAATTGCCATAATTACCGTCCTTAACTTCTCTCCTGATTTTTTTACTACCAATTAAGCTTTTATCGTAATCATCCAGGGTCATTTCTCTAACAATATCTTGAGACAAAAAAGACTCTTCCCATATAAAAGGGTTTCTTATATTGAGCAAAACAGAGTAAGTGGTCATGCCCTCATCTATATCGCCACCAACAGATGATACAAACGCAGAAGCTTCAGGGTCCTTCCTAGACTCAAGGTTTTGATATGAAGATACAGCACTGCCTCTATTCATTGTAAAGTAAAATCCTTTGCCGTATGCATTTGCGCCCTCACCAGATAGGAGCATTAAAGGATCGAATGAATCTATGCCCTTAGGTCCACCATGATAATATATTTTATTTGGGAAAACTGCCTTACTATTTGGAAATACGGTATCAATATACTGAGAATACTGCTCTTTTGTGCCGATACTAGACAGTCCAGGACTATTACGAAATATAATATCTACACCGTCTTTAGCATCCACAGATGTATCTGGTTGCGACTTGGGCTCTCTTATTAACTCAGCAACAGAACTACCTATACGCTCCTGAGTACTAGTAAACTCTTCATTCTCAACTATTGATTGATCTACTAATATACTTGTATTGTCATAATATTGACCAGGAACTGTATTCATGGTAAGAAAATCATTTACTAACTCATTATACCTACCATTAACAGCACCAAAGCCAAAGTCATGTTCACCAGCCATGACCTCATTAACCTTATTCTTATCAATATTAAATATTAGACCACCTAACCATTCATTTACTACATCTAAATTATCATTCTGAATATCATCTAAAGGAACTTTGTAGTAATTATCCAATATAAGCTGATTGTTGTTTCTATCTAAAGTAGCATTACCAATAAGATATTGCTTAATTCTATTATTAATATCTACCATAGTAGATTCATTGGAATTAGCTTTAACATCTCTTAGTATATCAATGACATTTTGACGAATCTTCTGACCGTTATTTCTAAAGGTATCAGATTCATTTTCATAATTAGATAACTTCCTAACGAAAGCTCTAAGTAACAACGTATCACCTATTAAAGGATTGTATGTACCTATAATAATTTGACCCGGATACTTAGTATCAACACCTTCAATAGAATCAATTCCACTTCTAGGGGCTGCCCATCTAACACCTGAATTAGTTTGTTCAGTGATACCAATTACATATCCACCAAATTTAGAGTATTCAGTACGATTCTTATCTTCTTCACGCAACACTGTTAATGGAGAGTTACGCTGATCGCTCCTACTAAAAGCTGTAATATATCCTGAAACCTGCGAGGTGTACTTGCTTGTAATATATCTCTTATTACCTTGAGTCTTAGAATCTAAGTCTTTAGATAAAACTTCTCTTAGGTACATCAACTCTGCAAATTGACCTTTAGCTGCTGGTATTAAACCAACTACTTTACGATTAGCAGGAGTTTTAACCGAAGGATCTCCATTCTTGTATACAACAATCTGAATACCTTTTTCAGCCACATCTTTCTTGCTAAATGGATCTTTAGTGTCTAGCTCAAAATGCAGTGTAGTACCTGGCTTGTATTCACCCTGATTAAGACCTTGCTTATCCACTACAGGAACAGCATTTACACCTATGAAGTTACGACCCTCATTTCTACCTCCTTTTTGATAATCTCCACTAAATGAGAATACCTTTCTATTACTACGACTAGGCGCAGATGCTATATTAATTAAGTCTTCAGATGTACCAATAGGTTCAGTAGCCTCATCAACTACTTGTTCTTCCTGTTGTACAGGGTCTACAGCAGATTCTTTATAATTAACATTATTTTTAGGGTCTCTATTAGTCTTAATAGCTTCAGCTTTGGCATTCTGATTACTATAATATTCTTTAACAGATTCACTTAAATTATTAGCATTTTCTGATTCAGATACTTTATCAAACCATGTGTCTAATGTTTCAGGAGAAGAGGGCTGAAATTTATTTAGTAACTGCTGCTCCTCAGATGTAAGATTATCTTGATTCTTAGATATAAAAGAATCCAAATGATCTGTTAAACCATCAGATTCCTCTGACCATAAATGTGGCTTATTAGAATACCTTTTTTTAGCGAAATTAGACGGTTTACGAGCACTTTTAGTTATGTCTGATACTGATACTCCTGGTTCAGAAATAGCCCCTGATTTAGTCTTATTTTGACTAATAATAGCATTAGCATCTTCAGGTTTCATAGCAGATATATCTTCCCTACTATAACCTAAGTCAGCCAACTGTTGCTTCATATCTTGAGTAATCATTACAGGAGTACTAGCCTCTTTCTGTTTAAATTCCCTTAAGATATTTTCATACTTAGTATTTACAGACTTTCTAGCCTGAGATACTATTGGAGATGCCATCTCAGATCCAGACGGAAGATTATCTAACTCTTTTTGCCAAGCGTCTCTAATCTCCTCCTCTGAAGTAAACCCAGTTGATTCTTCAGGTGTATATTCTGATTCAAATACTACCTCTCCCTCTTCAGTATCTGCTAATTGATCTGTAGCTTTATTTTGTATAGCATCACCAATAAGGTTTTGTACGTTAGTACCCCTAGCCTCTTCCTTAAGCTCAGTAGCCTCTTGTGGAGTTTCTACCTTATCTACAATATTTTTAGCACGTTCTTTTTGAACCTTCTTAGCTTTTTTACGAGCACTATCTTGCCACTTAAATGTACGCATTTTATTGGCCATTTCAGTAGCATTCTTAAGCTGTAATCTATTATATAACCTTTCTTTATACAGTCTCTTAGACTGTTCTAAACTAGGGGAATTTAGATCTAATTTAGAGTCAGATTTAGCCTCCTCAGAAGATCTATCAGATTTTAATTGATTATTTTTAGCAGTAGTATTTTTAATAAAAGTTTCTAGCTCCTTTATACGAGATTTAATTAATGCTTTACGATCGGAATCTTTAACTCGCTTTTCAGTAGATTTAAGCCAATTTAAAGCACTTTCTGCTGCTGGCAATATTATCTGTTCATTCTTAGTAATATCTTGTCCATATGAGCTTAAATCATTAAAATAAGGTATATCTTCGAGTACAGAGTCATATTCATTAGACATAGCCTCATCTTGTTTCTGATGAAACTCTTTATTAAAGTCCTCTTCTGTAATTAATCCAACAAATTCAGGTTCATAAGTACGAGCATTCTTTTCATATATCTGACCTATACGTTTAAGATCTTTAACTACATTAGGATTCTTTTTCTTAGCATACTCTACATCTTCGGGTGTGATACCCAGGAATTGCTGCTCTTCCTCCGTCATATTAGGAACTTGCTCGATAGCTTCTATTAGATAATCTAAGTTACCAGCTTGTGCAGCTTTAATACCTAGTGAAGTCATTCCAAACTGATCAGCTTTTTCATTAAGTAATTGACTACCTGTTTGTTCAGCAGCTTGTTTAAGACCTCTATACATTTGCATAGATTTACCCCAGGAGTCTACGTCCCTAATACGAGCATCTCTATCTGATTCAATACCTGCAATTCTATTAGGTACATCCATTAGTTTTCTACCTACAGTTTGCATAAATCCAGCACCCAATGCCCCAAAAGTAGCTGATGTCCAGAAATCCCCAGAATTAATAGCATCACTAACAGTTTCGCTAAGATTACGTTCTTCTACCAAACCAGCTCTAGCTAAAGCCATTTCCCTAGCACGTTCTCCTACAACATATTGATAAGCTTCCTCACCAGCTTCACTAATCATAGTAGTCCCAATGGACTTAGCTTTACTAAAAGCAACAGGAGCCACATCTTTACCTAGCTTCTTAGCAAGACCCATTGTAAGCTTTTCCGTAGATTTACCAAATGGGGTATTTAATAGTAAGTATTCAGGTAAGTCCTGTACAAGCATAGCCCAATTAGCCCTATAACTATCAGCAGCAGCTTTAGCACCTATTTCATTTGCAGTATCCTCGTCAATCTCATATAAATTATTACCCTGTTCATCTTGGCCTATTACAGGTAAAGATACATCATAATTCTTAGCAATCTTTTCAGCCTCTAAAGATCCTATTTGTTTACCAGTAAGCTCTTGAACCATTTCAGGCATAAGCTGACTAGACTCCATCATAGATTCCATATGACGAGACACTACCGCTTGTGATAAACCTTTAGTAGCCCATTTAGAAGCTTTACCTAATTTACTTGATAAATTAAGACCTTTTGCTAATAAAGAAGCACCTTTAACTACAGCACCTGATGGTATCATTAATGACATAGTACTAGCTACAGATGGTAAGTTAGACATCCACCAAGTCCAATCTTCAGGATTCCAACCACCTTGTTTTGTAGGGTCTGTATATATAGGTGTAGCTTCTTCAGACCATGTACGAAGTTCCTTACCTAAATCACTAAACCAGTTACCAAATTCCTGTTCAGTACCCTTAGCTAGGTTAGCATATTGTTCTAAGTCTAACAAGTAACCAACTCCTTCTATAGTACCACCTACTAATTGACCTGTAACAGCCTGATTAACCGCACTACCTAATGAAGCATACCAAGGTTGTTTTTTGTGTCTATATTGAGCAACCCCACCTGGAGAAATTATATCAGAATATTGCATTCCCTCATTAAAAGTAGATTTGTCAGATACAAAATCACCGACATCAGTAGCAACTCCTGTTCTACCTGCCCTCTGACGAAATACCTGTTCCTCAAATTTTCTCGAATTAAGGGCGGTCTCGGAAGATTGATTATTAAGTAAGTTCTCTTCTGGGGATAAATTACTTCCAATCCTATTATAAAACTCGTCTATATCTAAAAATGCTTTGCCTTTTTTTGCCATACTTAAATAACTTATTGTACCTGTTCTGCTTTACGTTTACGCTGATAACCCAGTCTCCTGGTAACGGAATCTGCATACCTAGTTAAAAACTCACCTTCGCTTACAGGGATGACCTGCTCTGGATTAATTGGGTTTATCGTTATAATACTTGTAACAAATTCATTGGTTTCAGGATTATAAGCTTTATATGCTGAATAAGGTATTCCATCAACAACAACCTGTGGTTTAAACGTCTCGGTATTCTCAAAAGTAAGATCTCGTAGACTGCCTAAAAAATCAGATACTTTTTTCTGAGTATCAACAGCCTCCTTAGGTAGTATTTTAGAATTAGTAGCATCTATTTTGTAATTGTTGTCTTTAGGTTCATTGGTAGTAACCTTAAACATATTTTCACCTGGTATATATGATATATCTGATATACCAACATCTTCTGATAACACTTCTTTCAGATTAACATCATCTTGGCCACCATCATCTTCTATTTGAATTGCTGACATTTCCCCAACTGAAGATCTAACTCTTCTAAATAAATTGTCTGCTACCTCCTTATCATATATATTTACTTCACTAAAATGAGTAGCAGCTTGTTTCTTCTTATGATTAGCGGCAGCTTGGATAGCTGTTTGGGCAATAGTAATATCATCCATATCTGGATTATTCTGTTTAAGGGTTTCCATAGCCTCTGTTATTACAGGATTCTTTTCTATATATTCCTGTAAGTTGTCCCCCTGCTCTTTGAGTCTATCCCTATTTTTATCTATACCGAATTGTAATTCAGTAGTGAGGTCAACTAGAACTGCACTTTCCCTACCTTGTCTAAATAAGTCTAATCCTTTATTATTAAACTGATATAAGCCTGTTTCAGGATCTAATGCAACATACTCATGATTTTCCCCCAGTACAGATAATAAACTAGATAATTCCTCTGGATTTTGTTCTCTATTCATAAAAGCTTGATGAACCACGTCTCTAATCTTACCAAACCTTTTATTCTTCTCGACAGGAGATAAGTTAGATAAATATTGGCCAGCGGCTCCAACAGCTTGACTAACTGCATTACTTATGTTATATGACCATTTATTTTTTAAATCCCCAAGAGAGTACTCTCCATCTTTTACTCTATTAATAGATTGTCTTGTACTGCTATTCATTGGAATAGAGGAAGTGCTTACAGATTTTTTCAAAGTACTTATTGAAGGAGTTATATCATATTTAGATAAAATATCGGTAATATTAGAAATAGTCTGTTTAGCTTTATCTATAGTATGAACTCTCTCAATATTCTCATCAGCTTGAGATTGTATATTACCCAATTGTTGGCTTTCACTTATGTTCCCAGTATATCTTTGATATAAGGGCCTACCAGAAGCATCGGTATTTTTACCTACGTTTGCCAAATACTCGGGATCTTGACGTTCTTCTATGGTTGATCCTTGAACTAGCTGATTGGCATAATTATCCGATATTCGTCTACGCTCGCTTTCCGGTAATTCTGGACTTTGAGCAGATAAGCTTTCATACATCTGACTTGCTACGTCCTGTAATTCTACTGGTAAAACACCTTTATAGTTACTACGCTCTAACATCCAAGGGAATTGTGCATTTCTACGCCACTCCCCAGGAGTTTGTTTAGTGCCTAGTTTACCAAATCTTCTCTCTAATTGCTGCTCATATAAACGTTGATCTAATACTTGTGATTGTAGTTCCTCTGGAGTAATCCACTCACCAGTTTCAGGATCTTGCAAAGGGGCAGCTGTAACGTCTTGAGTTAAAATAGCATTAGGTCCTAATTGAGCTAATCTTTTGCGTTGTTCTTCAGCTAACCTACGACGTTCAGGTGCTAACTGAAAGAATGGATTTTGTCTAGTCTTACTAGTTAATCTAGCAATATCTTTAGCAGCAGCTCCATAATCACCTCCATACCTATCTACTACTTCTTGTACTTTAGACTGGAAATCTCCTAGTACTTTATTTTTAATAGGTATATCCGTAGGATGCGTGGGTACTTCAGCAAACATATCTTCCATAGCTACTTGTTGCTGCATAGCTAAATCATGCCTCGCTTGATCTTGTGCTAATTGTTGCTGTAACATGCCTACATTACTAAATATAGGCTGTGGTATATATTGTATTGGTGTAGCCATAATTATCCGTTATATCTCCTTACAATTTGTTTAGGCTGAGTTATTTTCTGAAACCAGTTCAAACTAGGATCTTGGTATTGACCTATTGAATAATCTTGACCTAAACTATTAATTAATGCATCTTGTTGTCTAATACCTGCTACGTTCATCATTGTTTGAGGTATAGCTTGTATAGCAGCACTAGTATAAGCATCTCGATTAGCTCTAGCTTGTTGTTGCGCCATAAAATTAGCTTGAGCTTCTTGGGCCTGTAGTCTAGCATTAGCTTCAGAAACTCTAGCTCTCTCAGCAGCATTCATACGTGCTTCTTGTGAGTACAAACCAGATAATGCTTCAGCAGTACCTCTGTTCATAGCGGCTTCTTGTGCAGCTGCTGTAGATAAATACTCACCCCTTGTCCTTGAGCCTCTAGCTGCATTACTTCTAGCTATTCTACCAGCTGTACTTGATTGCCTCTGTACACCAGAGCGTTCCCTAGCTAAAGATATTTCTTCTGGTGATAATCTATTTAAACTCATCTCTGGTATATCTCTCATGGCTCTATTTGCCATAAACATATTAGCACCAGCAGTAATTGCTCCCGATGCTATACTTGGTATAATAGACGTACTGTAGTTAGATAACCCAGATGTAGGCAACATTCCTGCACTTGTAGAAGTCATATCAACCTGAGGGCTTTGAAAATAATTTACATCTGTCATCCAAGGTTCAATAGGAATCATTCCTTCGTCATAATCGGCATTTAAATAATCAGTTAAACCTCCATTAGCGTATTGTTGTTGTGATTTCTGATTACTATCATTCATTCCATTAGCCTGTCTATATTGCTCTTGTTCTTGCGCTAGAGTAGCTAATTCCTTATCTAACTGTTCTTTTTCAATAGGATCCCAATTAGCACGTTTATATTTATTTATAATACCTTTTGCACGAGAGGCAAATGTAGGCTTATTTTTCTTACTAGCCATATTAATATATCTTAAATATTATTAAAATCTGTCTGAAAATATATAATCACCATATCGCACCTCCCCTGATTCTACACTACCTTTATTTCCAATAGGTATGCCTCCATAAGGAGAGGTTTCATGTGTGGAACCACCAGAGTTATATGCAGTTATATCTGGGTTGTATCTAGTTTGTTCTAAATAACCACCATCTGCTTTAGTATAATACTCATGTCCTGCTCTATTACCCATTCCAAGATTTAACCCTGGTATATCAGCAAATCCAGCCACTTCTCTTTGAAGGTTCATTTGATTTAAATACGAATTTTTATCAGGATATACAGATTCATACTGTTCATTGTATATATCAAGAGTTTCCCTATCAGATAAAGGGGCATTGTTAAAATCAATATCCCTGTAATTACCCATTCCCGGAGACCTCTCTACTTGTTGATATAAAGGCTCACCTCTCCTAGTCATTTGGTATACACTATTATTACCAGCCAAATACTGTGTATTAGGCCCCTTAGTATATAACCTATTAAAAGCTTCCTGTAAATCTTCATTTGTGGTAGCATTTGATTGCCTCCTAACAGCATCTATTTGCTCAGGGGACATCTTTGCAAAATGTTGCCTATAGACAGGTCTGGTATCAAATTTAGTAGGCGCTTCTACTGTTTCTGTTGGTAACTGACCTATACCTAAACCCTGTATTGTACCACCATTAGGATATGAATTAAGCATTCCCCCTGTTTTAAAGGTAGGAGCATAGTTATAACCTTGGTTTCTATTATAGGAATTCAATCTATTTTGCGTCAAGGATTGTTTATTCATAGCAGCTTGTTGTTGCTGCATCATTTGCCGCTGTTGTTGTAACTGTTGCTTTTGAGCGATACCAGAACCAACTCCTTTTTGTACTCCCCCTAACATAGCACCCCCCATGGGACCTGCAATAGCTGTAGCACCTGCCATTCCAATGGCTGGCATAACATAATTTGAAGTAATATTACTAACACCAGCACCTAGTTTAGTTTCATAAGCATCCTCACCTATTACATTACCAGCACCTACTAACCCCAAAGCATTATCCGCTGAATAAGTTAAATAATCACCAGCAACATCAGCAACGCCGCCAGTAAACCCTTTTACTCCACTACGAATATCTTTACCGACTACATCACCTGCAAAATCAGCTACTTTTTTAAGCCCAGTAAATTCACCAACATCCTTTACAGCCCCTTTTAACCAGCTACCTAGGCCATACTGAGGAAGTGAACTTATATATTGTTTTCTATTACGCATATTATTTAATAATTAAAGCCCCTAAATATAGAGGCTTTATATGATTATTACAAAATAAATTTAATTCTCTATTGACTTTAAATCAATTTATAATATTAAAGTAATATTAAATCTTAGCTTCTCTATAATAACTTATTACATCATGTAATTTAAAATTAAGATTATCTATATTATCAAACTCAAATGTTACCAGTAAATAACTGTCTACAAACCTATTACCATCTTGAGTTTGAGGTACTTGAGTCCTAAAAGCTCTAGCTAAATAACTAACAGTTTTATTAGGATCATTTAATTTAGTAACCTTAGTAATAGGATCTATATAACTATTTTGGTAAATTATCCTATCCACAGTTTCTTTGGTAGTTGAGTCAGTTTCTGTTCTAAAATCTAAGTTATCAAAACTATTAATTATATTACTATTAGGATTAATTAGTAATGTAATATATGATTTATCTCCTAATTTAGAATTAGGATTGTTATTTTCACTTAGAATATTATTAGTGATAGACCTAATACAGTTTTAAGATCAGTATGTACAGTAGAAACCGACTCATCTTCTGTAGCAATCATTACATTACCAAAGGATGATACCAGACTGTCAATACTACGTGCATTCTTATCTACGTAAGAGAATGTTACTTGGTCATATACTTTACCAGAAGTGGCTTCAAGTACATTTTCTACAGGATAATCTGCAACTCTAAAGGGCTCTCCACGATTACCTTTCAGGAACCACTCATTTTGGGCAACTTCCCAATATGTACCAGCTCCAACAGAAGGAGCAGCCAACTCTGACAGAGTAGTGCTACCAAACTCATCTTTAAGTTCAATAGTAAACTCAGTTACATCATAACGGATAACCCCAGCTTGGAAATCATCAGTCAACGGCAGTGCAGTCAGCTTAACACCTGCGGCAGCACTAGCAGCAGCAGCAGAGGCAATATACTCAGCACTTGCTTCAGCAACTACTTCACTATCCCCTTGATAAGGCATATTAAGAGTAATAATTTCATTGACAGTGTCAATAGCTGTTACTTTATAAACAGGATCAGTAGTAGCTGTTCCAAATCTTAAATAACCACCTACAGAAAGTACAGCACCAGCATTGGGAGGAGTAGTACCACCATCTGGAGAAATAGCTTGTACATATTTACTACCATTTACAACTTTAAGATTACCAGTACCAGTAACAGCTGCACCAGCATCACTAAGCAGAATTTCTGCCTTAATAATAGGCGGATTTTCACGAGCAAAGTTCTTATTAAAGTTAACAGCTAATCCGTCTGCAATTTCAATTTGAGTAGCAGAGTCTGAACTATAGTAAGCTGCAAATTTTACAGGAATACCTCTACCAAAAGTTTTACTATTATCCCGCCAGAAAATATGAGTTACATACTCATTATTGTTAATAGCATCAATAGAACCAGAAGTTCCATTATAACCAATAGCTCTAGACCTTTGGGTAGGAGCTGTATAAGTAACTGCACTCTTATCCTTAATATAGTCATACTCAATTACAGGAGTTTCAACTACAACACCTTTAGAATTTTTATAGGCTACTGTAAAGCGATCACCTGCTGAAAGAGCATCAGTTTTTGCAGTTTTAGAACCCACGAGAAATACACCAATTTGACCTACAGCCAAATCATTTCTAGTTTCAGCAGCAGTTAAAAGATCAGTATCTTTTCCTACTAGCATATGGGTTACATTACTTTGTGAAATCATTTTTATTCAATTTAAATTCGACAATTATATAATTAATTATTAATCATTACGTTGTTGTTCATTAACACCTAGTTGGTATTTTTCTTCCTGAGTAGCTGCCTGTGCTATAATCACAGCTTCATCTACTATTTCCCTATGAAGAGTTTCGTCAAGAACACAGTGTCTTTGATTTGTAGGGTCAAACTCATCTACTACAATCTCAGGTGGTGTAGCTAAGTATCTAACTCTGTATTTATCTACTGTAGCTGCTTCTGGGAGTATAAGCTCAGTACGTTTAGCAGAAGCAGCTGTGCTGGTTCCTTCAGCATGCTGATACCTACTAATATCCATTCTCCATATAAGATCCTTATATGGCTTTTTATAGGGATTATTTATATTAGCTAAATATTCATCATGCTTTACAGGTCTAACCCAGGCTTCTTTGGGTTCATCCACAAGCTTAACTGCTTCCTCTACTGAATATAAAAAGTCTATAGGCATATCAAAAAATACCCCTTCTGGGTGTGCTCCACCTTGTTGGGCAGACTGAGTAATAGGTTCCACACCATCAGGTAAAGCCACCCCTGTTGGGTCGGAAGAATCATATAGTGCAGGTTTGATCAATTGCTCTAAATCACGCCTACGCTGTTCATCTGCTTCAAAACCCTTTTGATATTTATTAGCAAGAGGGTTATATCGTTTTATAAATACCCTGAATTGGGCTTCAGTTAAAAGATAACTTATCTGTCTGTCGTCATATGCTGGAGCAGAGAACTCAAACAGACTATCAAATTTTAACTGAAAGTTGAATTTCATTTGATTCGAAGTCATTGACTATCAGTTTGTTATGTTATTTACTATTAAGCTCTAATCGTTGTTGAATCAAAAGTTTATCTTCCCGACCTGCAATTGAATCAAAATAATCTACAACTTGAGCCATATTTTTACCTAAGAGTTGGTCATTAGAAGACAATCTATAATTACCATTCTTTTGTACCACCTCACCAATTTCCATTGCATCAAGTACAAATAGTTTAGAAGGTAGTTTTGCATCGTCTGCGGTGTTAATAAAGTCATCAATAGATAAAATACCAGGTGCTTTTTGCTTCTGACTAATAATCTTATCAAGCTCTGATTTAAGCCATTTAGTATCCTCCTTAGCTTTCTTAGGTACATTACCTTTAAGAACCCTGAGGATATCATACATCTTCTTATTAGACTTCTTAACCTTCATAAACAGCTCCATAGCTCGTTCATTCTTCTCAGCAATCTTGTAGTTATCATCAATAATTTGTGACTCACTTACTAAAGCGAATTCATAACCAGGATTACTGTTACGGGCTTCCCATGAGGGTGCAATACGTTTTTTATTAGCTTTAAGTACCTTATACTCTAACATATGTGAAGGAATACTCAGATCAAGGGTTTTACCCTCTTTAGTAAGGGTTACTGTAAATGTAGTCCAATACTCACTATGTCTATCATATACTGATAAAGAACCCTTTTTTAACCCTAATTCTTCCTCAAAGTACTCCTGTTCAGACTTACTCTCAAATATATCTACATAGCTACGTGTGCTATTAGAATAAGGTAACATATAGCCTTTAGTTGTACCCGAAAACATGAACTCCCCATCATGACCTTTACTGAAAAAAGACCGTTGTCTTACAATAGGTTTAATCTCTACTCTCTCTTCTCGCAAAAAATTGTTATCCATACTGTGATTTAATTAAATTTAGTTGTTAATTAGAGGTCATGGGCAGAACCAACCACCCATAACCGAATTGAGAATATATTTATTATTAGCCGAGAACATTAGGTATAAGTTCCCCGAGCCTCATTGGGTTACGAACCATCACTCCAGCCCAGTCAGCTTTGGTAATCTCATAACCATCAACCTTACTAGCCATGATTTTGGGAGTACCTTGTCCACCTGGTGAATATGGATCACGCAATCCAGGCAAGTATCCAAACTGCTCAGGGTTGTTCTTAGAACGAACCAACTGAATGTTAGGAGCACCTTGAGAAGAACCGAAGTCCATAATAGTCATTCTATGAGATTCTGCAAGACCTCCGTCTGGATGTGTAATCTTATTACGGACTGCATCATCATATTGAGGAATGTGCATAAACTCTAGACGGATACCATTAATATCAGCCAATTTAACGTATTGAGGACGCTGGAATGAAGCTTTACTTCCACCAGTAATTCCAGTAATACGATCATAGTCCAATGCGCTAGATGAAGCATAACGCTCGATTTCACGAGAGATAACTTTTAACCCATGCTCACCAGTACCGATTACAAATCTACGAGAGTCTTCAGGAAGTTTACCTACTGATAAGCTCAAGCAGTAATCAACAAGGGTCTCAATATTGAACTTATTGTAGTACAATACATTTGACGGAGAGATTTGCTCACGCAATCCCATACCTGCTTTGATTTCATAGCCAGAGTCACCGAGGTTAGCATATGTACCATCAGCTCTACGGTTAGATTGACCAAACATCAATAGTTTAGCTTTCTCACGACGGAACTGACGACGGAATTCCCAGTCAAGTTTATTCAGCCAAGTTTTAATCGGCTTATTATCTTTACCATGAACACCAAATACTACAGGGCTATTCTCCTTTTTATTAATCATATCACCAGGAACTGTATGCTCTTTACGAATAAATGACATACGGTTGGCCATACGGAAGGGAGAAGTGAAGCTGAGATCAGAACCTTTCTTAGAAAGAGTTTGTTCTGATAGAGAATATTCTACACTCCAACGGGTTCCTGCCTCAATTTCTTCAGGTGGTAGATATAGTTCAGTGTTACCTGTTACAAGTTCAGCCTCGTATACAAAGTAAGCACCACGTTGCTCCCCATCAGTACGAAGAAGTACCTTATAGAGATCTGGGTTCTCTCCTACAATTACATGTTGCTGGAAAAACAGTTTTTCTGAGAACCACAACATAAATCGTTGACCATGTTTACCTACTTCATCAGTAGCTGCAAATTCTGAACCACTTAGATCAGTAGCCTTTACAAGTGGAATATTCTTTTCTTCAGCACCTTGAAGCAACCATTCAAATTCTTTATCATCATCAAGATAATAAGTAGGATATTGCTCCATATATGAAATAAGGTCTTCACCAAGGTCAAGATATTCCAGTCTGGAAATAAAATCACCAATCATTTCAGGTTGCTCTCCAAACAAAGCACCAAGATGGTTTCGGGTAGTTAGCCCCGCCCAGTCTTTAGATTCGACTCTTATGCTGGGAAAACTAGATTTACTTACACTCATTTTCTATATATTTAATCAAATTAAACTTTTATTTATTTACCAAATTGATTCAAGAAATGGTTAATTGAATCCTTAACCTCTGGATCACCTTTAGGTCTTGAACCATTATTACCAGCTCCACCCCTTTTATCCAATGATTTAGCAGCATTCTCTAATTCTTGGTAGGCTTTAGACTTACCTGCTTTACTAAATACATCAAAGTTTGTAAAACCACTAGTAGCTTCAAACAAGTAATTAAGCTTTATTTCAAAATCAATAGGGTTCTCAGAGCGATATTTACCAATTTTATTTACAGGATTACCATAATCGTCATATGCTACTGGAGTAGTAATATTCTTTTGAATCTTATCTTTAAGACCTTTATTAATCTTTACACCAGGAATAATCTCCTCAGTTTTTTCAAGAGTCTGATTAAATTGATTAAGTTGTTCCTGTTGCTGTTGCTTAAGAGCCTCCTGTTGCTGTCTAGCTTGTTCAATAGCTTGTTGCTCCTCTTGTGATTGAAATTCTACAAGTTCATCTAAACTACTGAGAGCCTCCTCAGACAACTCACCTAGATCAGCTGTACGCTCAATCAATTTATCAATCTTTTCTTCACTGAATCTACTAGTACGTTTATAGTAGTCCTTTAGAATCTGTTTCTGCAACCCCTCATCTTGTACAAGGCTATCTTTATCAATTTTAGAGTATTGTGTATTCTGAGAATTAAACTCTAGTAATTTATCAAAAGGTACTCCTGCTTCATAACCCTCAATTAACTTCTTAACTTCAGGCGGTAACGTTTGTTTGTAATAATCAATTCCATTATATACTTCATTACGTGCAGCCTCTATTAGGCTTTCTGGAGTACCATCAAATTTCTCTAAATCTAGATTGGGGAGGATGCCTTCATCAACCAACAACTTTGCGTATGGAGCGAGAGAAGGAGAGTCATTGTTATCATCATTATTTTCTTCAGAAGAAGTTGCATCCTCCCCATCTGGATTATTATCTTCAGACTCTTCAAAATCATTTTCCTCGGTCTCCTGATTATCATCTAAGTTGTTATCCTCCTCAGAATTATCATCAATTTCATTATTTTGCCCCCCAAACTCATTATCCTGTTCAGTATTATCATCTTCAGGTGGTGTTTGAGTGGTCTCTTCTTCACCTATCATATCTGAGATGTCTCCCGCCATCATAAATAGGTCTTCACTAAACAAATTATTTTTATTCTCTTCGCTCATACTTAATATTAATTATTTGCAATTATAATATATTAACTTATACAATCCAAATTTATTCAAAAGTCTAATAGACCTAATAAAATATTCTTATTTTGCTACACTAGTTAAGAGTTGTTTTCGGACGTTTTTAGGGTAGTTACTAGACCTTACCCTACTCATAGCCCCACACTCGCAACGATAGACCGTATATCGGCCTGTATTAGTATAATACGAGCCTTCTGTATGCAGGTGGTCACTGCCACAATTAGAACATACTGGTTTATCTGATTCTAGGTATAATCCTACATTCGGATGTGCTTTAATATATGGTCTTAACTTAAGATATACTTCCTCTAATACTACCACATCTTGATCATTATAGGTAGACATTTCATCAATAGCAGCTTGTTCTCCCTCTAAACATCTGCGCCATAGCATAAAATCTGTCTTAATCTTTTTACCTACTCCAAAATATTCACCTAACGCATCTAATTTGTTAGAAGGAAATCTAAACACTTTAGAAGCCTCTTTCTTTGTATCAATAGATGTCGTTACAGAGTAAGGAGGTAGACCATTTAATATAGCCCTAGCATTCATCATAGGAACATCAAAACCATTTCCGTAGTGGGCAACAACCATATCAGCTTCATTAATAAGATCCCATAAACTTTTTACAATTCTATAATCATCAAATTTTTTAACCTCTTCTACGGTAATTTTATCTGACATTATCTCTGTACCGTATAACCATTTTGCAGACCACGTAAGCATTATAGGATCTTGTATAACTTGATCTAAACTAATATTCTCTTTAAACCTCCTCCATGTATAAGATATAGTTGGAGATGTTTCGATGTCAAATACCAGAATCTTTGGTAAGCTTGGATTTTTAAACCCCCTAACAATTCTCTTAGCTTCTTTAATAGTCTCTTTACTACATTTAAACCTTCTACTCATCTTCCCTGCACCACTTTGCATATATTTTGGAAACTTCCTAAACTTCTCTACTACTTGATCTAATGTCATATTAACGTTTAATTTGGTTGATAAAATAAAACCCTGTAACTATATATAAAGGGCTTAAATCTATTTGAAAGTACTGTTGTACTGCATAGAAGTTCATACTATTCCTCCCGTTGACCCATTTCCTTATCTATCAAAAGTATAGCGGAAGCATCCTTACCTGCAATATCCAACCTATCTAATATGTTAGAGAAACCTGCAACTTCATCTACTTGTTCTTGTACATACCACTGCAAGAATTCAAATGTAGTATGATCTTTCTCAGCCCAAACTTTATCAAGAGATTTTTTATAAGACTCTTCTACATAAATTTCATGATCCAAGGCTTTCTTAATAACCTCTCTAAAACTAGTAAACTTATTGTTAGCTGGTTTAACCTGAGGAGCTTTAGGTAAAGTTATCCTATCCAACATATACTGATATATTCTATCCATATGTTCCAATTCCTCTTGGTAATGCAATTTCATATAATGAGCTGCGCCTGTATAACCCTTATATTCTAACCAAGAATACATTGCTTTATATATTTGAGCTGCTTCCAGTTCCATTGCAATATGTTCATTTAATATAACCTGTGTTTTAGCAGACAGCATAGATTTTGCTCTACTGCCTAATAAAAGACCTTCAATATCGTTATTGTTTGCCATTGGTATTTGCTTTAGATTTACGACTTATTTGCTCCTGTGCTTTATTATGACGAATAGTTTCATTAAGTTTTTTACGATCAATCTCAATCTTAGCCTTAGCTTCCTCTGTATCAGCCTCGTGTTCACGCCTATCTAAGTCTAATTTCTCCTCAGCTATATCAGAATCAGACTGTTCTATATTCTGTTGATATTGTAAATCAGCCTTGTAACGCTCAGTTTCTGCATCGGTTTCAATCTCATAACGCTTAAGTTCTCTATCAGCTTCTTTTGAAGCCTGTTCAGCCTGTGCTATACGCTCTTGAGTCTGCTGCTGTAGTTGCTGCATTTGCTCCTCACGCTCAGCACGTTCTTGTTCATCACGTTCGATTCTACGAGACATCTCTGTAATGCTGTCACTTCTAAGTACATCAACTACAATACTCATACTAGCACCGTTTTGTACAGCAGCCTGACTAAGTTGTTTAAGTACTTGTCTAATTTCCATATCCTTAGAACTATTGGTAATAAATAGATCATACTCAGTAGATGCAAAATCCTCACCATTAAACTCAATAAATTGCCTAGACATATCATCTAGTACAAAATTAAGTTTTTTACTACTATGTTTTCGCCAAGCATATTTAGCTGTATCAAGTAGGGCCAACATTACCCTCTTCTTGGTCTCATCATGTACAAAGAACCACCTTTCAGTAATATGACTAGATTGGGTTACGGCTCTTTCAATACCCCCTACAGTTTCTCTATTATCTACCTGACCTAATCTTTGATCATTAACACCAGATATATCTCCAATCATTTTTTCAATGTATTGAAGCATCATCACAATCTGCTGTATATAACTGCCAATATTAGGATCTAATACTTTACCTGTAGTATTGAAGTTGCCAGCTAATTTACCAGTAGATGCACCTTTCTTACCCTCATTAAACGGGTCCGTAACGGCCCACCCCAGAGCTTCTGCATAGTACATCCACTTATCTATTTCCCAGTCATCTGGAACCTTCGATACATCTAGTTCATAAATGGGACCTTTATACTTAGCAAGTACCATTTCTAATCTGTACATATATACATTGAAAAGATACTGGTAGGGTTCCATTCTAGCCATTAAGGACTTACCGTAATCTGTACCTACATACCCCAGAAAACATTTTGATTTATTAACAAAATGACGCATTTGTACTTCTCTAGGTTGCATCTTAACATATATATCTTCACCTATTTTAGTACCTTCATAAGCTTCATTAATCCAAATCCACTTAACATTCTCACCAGCCTCTCTGTCTGGTTTATAGCTCTCGGGTACTAAACGCTCTTGCTCATCTCCGTTCTCGTCAAAATAAGTAAGTCTACCTATTTTTCTACGACCCAGCCACCTAGCTCTTACAACTCTTACATTGCCTTCATTATCATAAGGTAATCCAAACTTATAAGAATTCTGGTTAAATTCTGTAATATCAATAAAACCATCCCCGTCTCCGAAATTTAGATTAGAATAAATAGGTGGCAACTGGTTTCTATACCCTAGTGGGCTATCTTGACTACTAGTTAATCTATGAGCACTTTCAATACTATCTATTTCACTAGGCTTAAGATAATCATAAAACTCATCAATGACCTTACCAACAGGCTCATAAGTAATTTCTAATACGATATCAGAATCTTCTATTCGTTCTGAATCACCTCTACGTACAGAAAATACTGATCTAGGGTCTACTCTAGTGACTGTAGGTTCTTCACCTTCCACATCTACCCTATAAATTTCTTTACCAAATACTAGGGCATTTCTTATACCCTTATTAAATTTATCTTGTAGATCCTGTTCTCTCCACAAATATTGAAGTACTCTGGTAGCAGTTAGCTCATGCTTATCCTTCCACTCATAGGCCGCATACTTACCAAACTTAGAAATACGTTTTTGAACCTCTTGCTCTGAAAAAGATTCTGAAGTGAGTTCTTCAATAAGCATTTCCATTAGTATATCTGATAATTCAGTTTGCTGACTAGAGTATGTATCTAAATTCTTAGCACGAGCATTCCAATCGAATCTACGTTTAATTTCTTCACCCTGTAACAAATCTATTTTAGGTACAGATAATGGATAGTTTTTCATTGTAGCAGGAAATACAGCATTTTCTAGCTGCATTGGGTTAAATATTTCTTCAACCTCATCTGCGTCAATAATATCATTGTCCATATTATTCCACACCTCCATCTTACGATGCTCCTCTAGGTTTCTATTTAAACCTACGACCTCTGCCCCATTAATACAATCAATATACCATTGATTAGTTTTTTTAGACTCAGGTATCTTTTGTACAGGAAAATGTAGTGGGTAACTATTGTTATTGTGCATTATAATCAATTATTTTGACAATTATAGTATTATATTATGATTTATTCAAATTAAAAATAATTTTGTATAGTCTTTATCGAAACTTAAGCCTAGAGGTGATGTTATTACCTTTATAAGCTCTGTTCCAAAAACTATCTTGAGTTTTATTCTTAATACTCTGAGCCTTACTGGATTCGGTAACTTTCCTACGATCTTCTCTAAGTATCATTAACATTATAAAAGCACTTACACGGTCAGTATTAATTTCTTTAGAGTAGCTTATTAACTCCCTAATAAACGCAGGTGATTTTATTAATTCTAAATTACGAGTACCTTCCGGCTTATCATATGCCTGCTCTTCTAAATAACTAAGAGTCAAACTAAGCCCCCAATTAATAATTCTTTCATTAGTAGAAGTACCTACAGATTTATTACCACCCCCAGATACTTTCACAAGAGATTGATCTCTAAGTATTTCAGGAGTCTCACATAATAACTGTAATGAGTTTTTATTCTTAAAGTAAGCATAAGGACCTTTTATATTATTTTCATAGTTACAAATAGCGTTAAAGAACATTAGTAACCTCCTAGCTTGCTCATAGTACTCTTCTGCTACATAAGTACGTGCTGTATATTCAGCAACAATCCTGTCTGTCCAAGAATCTAGTACAAATATTGACTGTAAGGATTGTTGAACATCTTCATTACCGTCTAACATAATAGGGTCCCACCCTGCTAAATATCTACCAAAAGGTATGTTTCCATCAGAATCTCTTTTAGGTAACTCATATAATTCTATACAAGCTTCCATGCTTAAGCCTCGCTTTAACGGAAATTCCCTAATTACTTGCTTGTCAGATATTCTAGGAACAATTTTACCATCCTTAATATCCATTTCATAACGATAAGTAGCATTAAGAATAGAATCTTTAGCTTCTAGTTCAGCAAGTATATTATTAAGATCTTGCGTAGGAAAGAAATTACCTTCCATTGTCATAAAAACTTCAGAAGGTCTAATTGGTTGGTTGATTATTTCAGTAAGTAGCTTAACTTTATTATTAGATTTCTTAGCCCTTTCCCTAGCTTTTTCTATGGTAGCAAGAGCTTTCTCCTCATTAGAAATAAGGTTAGGCCCTTCTTTAAAATCATTTTGACCCTTAAAGGATGGTACAAAATATCCTATCTTACCTTTACCTTCCCAAGTGTCTTCAAACACTAAACAGTCATATGCCTCGGGATTATAAAATACATCTTTAAGCCATAGTGCTGTACCTGTAGTAGTATACCCCCCAGTGCCGAGCATATATATAGGAAGGTATTTATTAGATTGTTTATTAGGCTGAGTAGCCTCTACTGCACCAAGTACCTCATGTATTGAACTTAAAAAACCAACCTCTTCGAGAAATGCACGGGTTGGTCTTGTTCCGTTGGCGGCCAGTGGGTTATCTTGGAATGTTCTGTGTACAATACTGCTACCAGATAATGTGTCGTGTATTGGATTCTTAGCGCCTGGCTCCCAACTGCCACCTAGTTCCGGTAGTAACGGTGAGGGAAATGTTTTATCCTCACCATTAATTCTAATAGTGACTTCTCCTGGTAGATTATTAAATGAAAACTTTACTTTACTTAATAAATCAGCACTATACTTAGCTTCGATGGCCCCTACCAATGTCTGAGATATTGATACGAATTTCTTATCTTTACGACCTTGTAAATAAGCATCATAGTTTCTAGCCCCATCGGTTAATAGGGAATGTTGTATACAACTAGCAGTAAAGTACGATTTTCCATAACCCCTACCTCCCATTTCTAGAACGTTAAGAGCTTGATTAAGATATATATGTGGACCAAACTTTTCTGACATATCTGTACGCCAAAAATAAGTTCTAGCTGGCCAATATTCTTTTAAAGTACCATCTTTTTTAAATAAGGACTTGTAATTATCTTCTAGTATATTACCCTTATGATCTACACAAAACTCAGTGTAGATTTCTTCCTTGGTCATATTCTGCACCTCCCTAAGGCATGTATACTTAGGATCATCTCTAAATCCACTAAAACCACATGCTTCTGAATATATAAAAGCCTTCTCCCACTCTATATCACGAAACCATGGTTGACCTATACCTTGGACTTTCCTACCCCCACCAAGGAACTGTATAGTACTTATATTTACATGATAGTATAATTCTGGAGGACACCATCTATTACCAACCCACATACCCTCAAATATCTTACGCTTAACATCTTTAAAGAAATTAATACGCTCGAATTTCTGAGATATTGGATGAAATATAGGAACCTCTTTTATTAGAAAGTTATCGTTATTTACCATTTATTATAATTCACCTGACGCTGTTGCACTCTTAATCTTAGCATTCTTGTTAATATAATCCTCTTCCTCTAACTCCTTTTTAATCTTAAATAACTCCTCATAGATCTTAGCAGTCTTAGAAAGCATATCATCTAATTGCTTAGTATTATCTTTAATTAAGTTGCCTTCTGCATCCATATAACCAAATGTATATTCTTGTTCTGCTAAGAACTTATCTCTCTTCTTCATACGCTCCTCCCATGCAATCAATGATTTTTCTGATTGCGTTAAAGCTGCGTCAACAAAAGCATCCGTTAACTCTACTTTATCCCCCCAAAACTTATCAACATCCTTTTTCTTAATCCCTAGGAAATCAACCGCCATTCGCTCTTTTGCATCTGATAAGTAATACATATCAGATTTAGGATGATATACATGTGCAATAGCCCACATTAAATTGGAAGTAGTACCTTTACCACGGGACTTATCACCTTTCCATAGTTGTCTAAAGGGTTCTATTGTAGTAAATTGTGGGTTTACTTCCCAGAAATTAGCGTCTGGTGTGAATAGCTCTAAAATATTACGCATTAATATTCAACATTTTAAGAACTTGCTTAAGCTCTGATTTATTTTTGATGTAACCTGCAAATCTTGTGGGCCAATCCGGGTGAGGAGTCTCATAATCACCTTGGACTATCAAGCACCATTTAGAGCCATAAGTATACAAGATACTTACTTTATCATAAGTTCCTCTTGGATCTTTATAATCAATAGTAAACTCATCTAAGGAATTCTTAACCATTGCCCCTCCAGTGTGCTCAAACCCTAACTCTTCAATATCTTCTTTGTCTAAATACTTAACTCTAATTAAATGTGGATTATTTTTTACTGTAAAAGATATGTAATCTAATAATGACAACCTTCTAATACTAGCCTCTCTTTTTATAACAGATAGATTATGCAGTAGACTTTTATCACAGGACTCATTTGTCTGATATATAATATTAATGTATGATTCTTCTTCGTAAGGGATTGTGTATTCAAATTCAAAGCCCACACAAAATTCATCAATAGAAGGTGTATAATATTTATCTTCCATCTTTATATATATTATAAGGTGCTTTTAATGGGTAACTAGGTAATCGTTCATACTTAGTAGAAGTTGCATCTCTCCTGACTTCGCCTGTTATATCATAATATCTACCATCTATTTTAGTAATAATATGGTCTAAATCATAATACGGCTCTGCATTAGGGAATACACTCTTTAGTATTAAGTAGAAGTGGTAACAACTACCTTCAGTATATACTTGTTGAGACCCTATAAAGGAGTCTCTTATAGTTGATATAAAATCTTCAACAATGGGTGTGTAATTTTTACTGTCCTTCTCCATCACTCTGCTTCTTTAAGTACTTACTAGTCATATGATCTATTTTAGCTTCTGATGCTTCAAATGTGCCTAATCTTCTAAGTAATACTGTTTCAAAGGTATTATAATCTCCTTTAACTCCTTGACCTATAGCATGTTTTAAGAACTTAAATTGTGAGTCAATTATCTCTTCTGCGGTACCATATGGTATATTAAACTCTTTAGATAATTGTCTTATTAAGTCCCTGACTGGTTTCTGTATAACTTTACGCATATTGAATTAATTTGAATACTTGGTTCTGTAAAGATAAAGGTCATAGTACAGCTCATCATGGTTAATTTCCACATTATAGGTATACCTGTTATCCCCTGCTGTAAAATTATCTAGTACATCTCTAGAGTTATTACTCGCTTTAACCAATGATTCTAAATCTTTACATTGTATCCTGGCTATTTGATTCTTATTTAATTCCATCTATAAATCGTTTAATTCGTTCATATCCTACATAAATATCATCTACTTCTCCCATGTTATTATATACCTGTAGTATCATAGCACCTTGAGAGTTCTGTAGAAACTCATTATCAAATTCATCAAAGCCCACTTCGTAAATATCGTCGAATTCATCCATATTTTAACTATTTAATATGTAGCACAATACGTAATTATGGGTCCATTCCAAGGAGGTGTTCCAGTAGTATCCGGTCTAACCCAAGGTTCAATAGGGTGGTAAGGTATTTGTATACCACTGCTGGGTTTAACTACCCACTCATCATCTACCATAAGTTTCTTACAAATGTCTAAAAAATCCTTGTAGTTTATATCTTCTGTAATATATAGAATTTTATTAGAAATATCTACTGTAAATATCATATTATACCTCTTTAAAATTGAACTCTAGTTTATAACCATCTTTATATCTTACTGTATCTAAAAAGGGTACTAGTGTATTCTCCTTAGTAAGTAGTTTATGCCTTCTAAGTATTGATAAATTATTGTTAAAACTATCGGCTGTAATACCTACTTTTAACATCATCTCTTTACGTGTGCTAGTATCAAATACCATCTTACGTCTGATATTATCCTCTAAGTCACTATACTTATCATTCTGATACATTATTTCTGCTAATACATCTAATTCTTTAGGTCTAAGCTTACTTACAGGGGGGATACTCCTAACAAGCTCTAAGAATTGCCGAAAGAACTTATCCTTATTAGTCTTAATTGGAATCTGCTTCATATCTACTGTACAATATTAATTCCATAAATTGATTTATTCTTAACTAGCTTCCAGAATAAACTAAGCTGCTTTGGTGTTAGTTCTGTAATAAGATTACCACTTCTAAGTGGGCTACCCTCTAGAAACTCATACTCATCATTACCTCTATACCTAAGTGCATGTCCCTCAACATTATAGTAAATCTGGTCTTTTTTAGGGATTGCTACTTCTTTAAGAGGTTGTGTATATTTATAAAATAATTTACCTACTTCAATCATTATTTCAAATCTTTAGTGTCGCCAACAAATGTTTCTCCTGTATTCAATAGTCTGCCGAGGGAATCATTACCTTCCCAACCATTTTTACCTAGTTCTGCTAATACTTCATATGTAGGATATAGTTTAGATAACCATACTACCTTACCCTTTTTATAATGCTTTAAGGACTTATCCTGAGCTTTTCTATACATCTTATACTCCTCTTGAGTCATCTCCTCAGGTCTCTCTGTTATAATGTTCATACACTTAATTTAAGTTAATAATTGAGGCTGATACAGGAGTCGAACCTGTGTTGCTGGAGTACAAAACCAGAGTGATAACCACTACACTAATCAGCCATACGCCAGGCTCCCACATTCCTGGCATGTTTACCTAAAGTTTTTCCTACTGTTACAACGTTGATTCGTCTTAATGAGTAGGCTTGTCCAGGGTGGTAAAATTATCCTTTAACCCTTGTGGTTTTAAAAAACTTTAATCTACCTTATAGTTAGTATCAGTAGTCCACAATAGTAGATTATACTGATCTGTAAGCATAAAGGTATCTTCTCCCTTCTTATAGTAATAGACCCCAGCCTTCTCATTCTTCAAGTCTACTGCTACGTTACCCACATCTACCTTCTCCACTTTATCACCAATCTTAATAATCTTAAAGGTAGCCTTTGGTGTTAGCCCAATTGTATCAGGCATAATAATACTTGACTTCTTCTGAATTACTCTAATTAGTACAAATGTAGGTGCTAGGTTAAGTTTATCAATATCCTCAATAACACTCAAATCTCCTACTGGTACTGTCTCCTTATTCTGCTCCATACTGTAATATTATTTATAATTAATAATTGCGTAAATAACTATTCCTAAAGGAATCCAAGGCATAACGACCAATAATATCTGTAAAACTGTATCCATATTGTTAATTATCCACTGTCTTGATCCCGAGTCAAGGCTCTCAAAGTCACCATCATCTAAAACTTCTTCTGTAAATTCCCTCATAGTCATATTACACTGCTTAAGTGCGCCGTATATTAAGCCTGAGGCGACCAGCATTGCTATTAAATGAAATACCCAATACATAATTACTTATTATTAAGATAATCTTCTAGTTGGTTCTGTAATAGATTAATAGATTTACGTAGTGTAGTAGACCATGTATCATCTACTACTTCATTCCCTTTAATGTAAGCTGCGTTATGGGGTGCTGTAGTATCAAACTTAGATTCCCATATAACCTCACCGTCCTCTTCTTCTGGGTAAATCTCTTCTCCTAAAGCCGCCAGTGTCTCTACATATAGATTCTCAGCTGCTGAAGTAGCCTCACTTATTACAAAATCACCATTCTTATCTGTTAAGGTTCCACTATTAACTACAGGTGTCAATACATTTAGTACATTCAATAAAAACTCTTCTCTACTCATAATTACTTAGTTGATTTCAACAATTCTACAAACTCTTCATATCTCATATAAACCCTACTGTAATCCAGTATTGAATCAGTACTTACATCTACATTACCATCACTAGCTTTCTTATAAGCTATAATTGATTCAGGTCTAACATATAAATCAATCATTTCAATATACTCATCCTCATCAATCTCAGGCTCTTGCAGATTATCTGGTTTAATGCCAAGATTCTCCGTCTCTTCAACTTTCTCATAATACTTATCATACTCTTTCTGAATAGCCTCGACTGATTCAGGTGTCATACTCTTAATAGGTAATTTAATAAACCCTTCTACTTGCTCCATACTTAATTATTTATTATAACGTTTCTTTAGTTTAGCTAATTCTTCCTGAAACTCATCATTGAGTTTAGGTAAATATTTATTTTTAAAGTATTCAATATCCTCTTCATCTAGTGATATTAATTTACTTGGATAGTTACCCCACGTAATGGTACCTGGATAACTCGTATTATAAGCTAGCATGAAGTTGTGGGTAGGCATTGCTCTATGAAGATCTAATATATCTTTAGGATCTATGCTGTCGTTAAACTTGCGATTAACTTCATCCTCCTTTAGCAATTCTGAAAATCTAAGTAAATCATTCGCCATACATTATTGTTTTAATTAACTGATACAAACATAATACTTTTTTCTGATATATGCAAATATTTTATAAACTTTTTTATATAAAAAATCCCCAGGTAGTAATTACCCAGGGACTAAAAACAAATTATTATGAAAACGTACTATTATAAATACTTCTTTTTAAACCAATTAACATCAAAGTTAGGACATGTTTTATTACTGTCATAGTGGTAATGCCCTTCAACCTCCTTAATACTAAATTCCTTAGTATAGTACTTAATAAGCATAGCTAACATCTTAAACTGGCTTTCAGTAAACTTATTCTTACCATGTAAGCATATACCTATAGAATCACCATTATGACCATAAGCATGTGCTCCCACATCTCTAATATCTCTACCTACTTGTATATTACCATTAGACTGTATAAAGTAATGATAACCAACACCAGACCAACCACGCTCTTTATGCCATCTATCTATTACAGATATATCATCGTGTGAATCAATATCACTATCACTACAGTGTATAATAATTTTATTTATTTTTCTCATACTACAAATATTTAAACCAACTAAACAGTTTCCTATTAGTTAAATAATTTGAGTCATCTTCATACATATTAGCCTCTACTTCAAAACTAATACTCCTATATGCCTTTAAATGGTCTTTATACTTAATATAATGCACTAAGTACTCTACACCATACCAAATATAGAATAATAGTATAAGAAGCTCTAATTGCTGCTTTAAATGAATCTTTTCATGGTTAATAAGAGAATCAACGTCTTTTAATTCCTTATTCCTAACAAATATAAAAGGCCATATAGTAATTGCTAAATAACCTTTTGGAACTAAATACTTACTTACTATTACCATGATTAAGTTGTTATGAATTAAATATAACGATCCCTTATAGATCGTCCCTTTTGGATCGAGGACCGTTAATTTGAGCCTTTCGTGCATCGTCAGCAGTGCTTTCATTTCTGAATACCCAGGGATAACGTTACAGTGTCCATTCACCAGAGTTACCTTATCTCTATTCTATCCCAACTGTTAACTATACCTTTGCGAACTCGGTATAGCCGACTACTCAAATAATTTTTGTGACTATCGGGGACATCTCATCGCTATGTTCAGATATTATTTCAATCCTGCAATTACCACCCAACTTCTGTCCAATACTAACAATGTGCTTTCAAGGAGTACCTTGGTTAAAGGGTCACGTTGCAATATTAATAAATATTTCTGTAATATCCAAATAAATTCCAAATTATTTTTATAAAAATCCTGTTTACTATAGACTTTATATTAATATCGTATAAAAAGACCCCCGTATCTTCTTATATATAATTGATACCCCCGGTTGTTTTATGGGTGAAAATAAGCCCCCCCCCCTATCAATTTATTATATAT